GGTACTTTATTAATATTGTCGTTAATTAAAGTTACAAAAGAAGTGTTGTTAGATCCACCTGGTTGACCAGGAAAAGAAATATTGTAATTATATGGTAAACCTTTCATTGCGCCAGCAGTATACACGTTGTAGTACTCTTGCTCAACTTGCTTGACTACAATTTTAAACGTATGCCAACCTAGTGGGTTATAATTAACGTCATTAACATCATTATTATATAAACCGGGAGTTAAATTAGCTTGATTCTTATTACTTTGTATGGGTTCGTTAAATGACATTTTTAAAGAATCACCTAAGTAAGTAATAGAATCATTTACATCTCTGTAAGGTAGATATATAGTGTCAGCTCCAAATCCCCCAGCAGAAGGATTTTGATCGTTAGACAATATTACAGTAGACTGCCTTCCGTATCTATCAGATAAAACAACTCCAATTTGATAATTCCTATTTCTCTTTAATGTATGGTTAGGGTATTCTATAGTTGTTTTGGAATTTACAAACGGAAGTGCGTTAGATGGCTCATATTTTTCATTAGCACCAACTTGATATTTTATAAATTTAGGTGGCGTGTGTTTGTCTTGAAAATTACTATATACAACTCTATTTGATATTACTTCTTGACCTAAAGCTTTAACTGGTATTTTATCATATACTCTAGTTATTTCATCTTCTGGTAAAGTTTTGTATGGTTTTTGTGATAAGTAAACATATTCAAAAACAGGATTTGTACCTGTAATATCTTTAGCTTGTATTGTTTCTACAACCTGTAGCGCTAAGCCATCTGACTCTTTGTATATTATATCTACTTCTGATACATGAAAAGAATTTTTTAAGTCATCAGCGATAACTGGTAATGGTATTTGCAAATCTATTTTATTAACTTTATTTTCCATAAAGTCAACAACTGTGCTAGCGAAAGTTTGCTGCTCGTCACCTTCTAAAAAATAACCGTCTTGCTTTGGTGTAAAACACGGTTGAGTAAATGGGGCTATCAATGAGTACTCACCATCTTCAAACTTAAATCTATAACTAAATCTAACAAACTTATCTTCTAAAAACTTAGGATCTCCAGGAAAATTAGCGTCGTAATATGGATTAGTTACATTAGGCTGTGCACTATTATTTAATGGGATAAATTCACTAAAAGCGTCATACATAGCGCACTCATCACTGCCTGGCGCCACTGTAGATTCTTTTACTAGCGATATTGGTTCATAAGGATAATATTTAGCTACTGATATATTGTCTTCTGTAGAATAATAAGTTGGGTTATTAATATTTTCTTGATTAGCTAAAGCTACGTTTATTTTTCTAGGTTGGTTTCTATTGTCTGTAAAGAATAAAAAATCTTCTAAAAGATTAACACCTATAATAGGTTTGTTTGAAGAAAAATTAAGAAAAGCTCCTTCAACTAATTTCTTTATTGATGCAGAAGTTGTTGGGTTTGGATTAGAACTTAAATCGCATTCGTATATAAAGTTATTTGCGTTTAGGTTATAAGTTGGGTTAGTGGATTTGTCGTAAAGATCTGTGTAATCTGTAAAAAATAAATACACTTTACTGCTGAACTCACTTACAAAATAACCTATACAAGTTAAGTTTGAAACACCAGAGTGTGCTTCGAAATTAGCTCTGCTAACATTACCAAGCACATTTTCTAAAGCGCCAACGTCATCACCCTCTGACTTACTAACCTGTATATTTACAGCGTCGCGATACTCACCTTGTGGTATAAGTCTAGCATCAAGGTCTTTGTTCATCTTTGATTTGATGAACGCGTTTTTAACTTCAGCCATTTAATTTTAGTGTTTAATCCATTTAGATTTACCTCTCATAACTTGAACAATTTCATTTATCTTCAAGTTAGATAAACGTATCTTAGCGTTTCTAAGTTTAGCGCTTGCTTCTCTTTTTAATCTTTGTACAATGTATTCTGGTTGATTGATTCTGCTAGCTATAACCGCATGACTTATATAAGCATACATAGCTTCTTCTGCTAGTTTGGGAACTTTTGTTTTTAAATTAGTAGAAAGACCGTCTGATATATATTCAAATATAATTATCTTATCAACTAAATTAGCAGAAAAAGATATTTTACCTTCTCTATCGTTTATAGTAAAGTAACCATTGCTATTAGCGTATTGAGTGTCAAGACCAAATAATTGACCATAACCAAACTCAGGCCAGCCATAATAGTACTCCCAGCCTGCAATTGTATCATCAATTACATTGTCTTTCATATAATTACTATTCCATCTATCTTCTATTATAGAGGTACCAGTTATATTGTTATCAAAGTTATCTTGAGTAGGAACACCTTGATTATCTTGAAGTGGTATACTATAAGGACTGCTAGTAAGATTATTTGTAGGCATTATAATATGCTGAACACCTTGATCATCTACCCAATAGAAGTTTACATAATTAACATAATCTTGCGGTAGCACTACACTTAAATTATGTGGTACGGTTAGCTCTTGCGAGTTTACACTTTTAAGAGTATCATAGCTAAACTCTTGCATAGCTCGTTTAGCATGAAAAATAATATCACTTCTTTTAACACTTGGTATAAGTTTACCAGCACCAACATAAGCTACTAAAAAGTTATTTATTACATCGTTGAGTTCTGTATAAGCATAAGATCCATAGTTATCTTCTACTATAGAGCCAAAAGCTTTTTCAGTTGTGTTGATGCCGTACTCACCACCATCAAGCTTTTTAAGCTGAACGACTATATACAAGTCATCAACTGGAGCTGTAGTAAATTCTATTGTATTACCAGATACAGTGTAACCCGCAACAACCTCTGACCAACTGCCTGGTATGCCATTTGTGCTTGTGTATAGTTTAAAGTTATTCTTACCATAACTTTCGTTAGTTCTTTCAGCTGCGTACCATTTTAAATCAGTATCAAAAGTAGTTATAAACTTAGTAGTAGTACCATCACCTCTAAAGCCTTGAGCGCCTTCGTAATATTGCCGATTGTTTTCTGTTAGTAATGACATCTATTAGCTTTTTTTGTTTATTTCGTTTTGCTGTATTTCAGCTGATGCAGCTTGTATAATTTGTGGATCGCGTATAACAATACCGGAATATTGTAATATTCTAAGTATAACATTAACTTGCTCTGATTGTTCTAACTCAAAATCAAAAGAGTTAGATGCGTCTTGAATGTATTGACCTTGAGATCCCAACGAGTATGCCCAAAATACATCAAATGGTTTTCTAATCATAGAAGCTTCTATAGTACCGGTTCCAGTTTGTATACTTACAGGTTTAACATATAGTTTATTCCCTTCGTAAAGATAACATGGAAACTCTTTTGTAGGTCTTGTTAATGGTGATTGATCTATATTGTAAAAATCGTTGCGTTGAAGTCTTTGCAACTCTACTGGATAACCAGTTAGCGGAGTATAAGTTATAGCCCCTAGCTTATAAAAATAAGCTTGACCGCTTGATAAAGTACTTGCGTTATATATAATTGTATCAAAGTTTTGACTTCCTACAGCTGACGAAGGTAAAGACCAATGCCCACCCGAAGAATCATAAGTACAATTACCTATAGCTTTGAAATAAGATATTTTTTCGTCAATATTCATTTGCCGATCTGCATAATCAAAATCGGCTTGTGGCACGCGTAGCTGTTGATTTAAATCATCAAAGTATTGTTCAAATATATCTAATTGAACTTGCGTAGCTGTTTTATTAAACTCATCAGGAGTTATATAACCCCGTTGTTCTTTATTGAGTATTAGCAAAACGGTTTTATATACTGTATCTACGTTTATTGCCATTTATATTTTTTTAAAGTATGGGCCCGAGTGAACGAGCCCTATACTATTGTTACATGTTATTTTAGCTTTTTCTCGATAGACTTGAAAACTTCTACGCCTTCGTCAGTTCTAAAGAAAGCAGCCATTGCCGAGTATGGGTTTTCATCAAATGGTACACTCATAAGCTTTTTACCGTTAGATGCCCACATAAAAGATCTTTGATCGTCAGACAGCTTAATAATTTTAGATTCAGTTGCTTTGATAGCAAAGTTACGCAACTGTACATTTTCATCGCTTGCTAGATCTAAAAATAACTTTGGGTTACGTCTAGCGAATATCAATAAATCTCTTTTAATTTCTTTTGAAGACATATTAGATACTTTACTACCTTGCTCAACTCTTAATATAGCTTCGCCTTGATCTATGTCAATAGATCTTGCAGCGTTAAGAGCATCAATTTGTAGCTCCATAATGTCTAGTTCATCTTCAGCTTCTTCAACAGCGTCAAACTCCATATATCTTTTACCTTTTAAAGGGTGATATAAAGATAATAGTTTTTGAAGCGATTGATTTTCTTTTGATACAACTAGCGAGCCATCTTCAAATAATATAGTACCAAGAGTAGCTTCGCCTTGTTGTAAGTCTTTAAGAGGGGTAGACATGTTTGTAGCATATCTAAGTTCTCTTTGTTCGTTTGTTTCAGGGTCAAACCAAAGCATTGGAAATTTTCTGCTATGCCTAGATGGTATTCTAAGTGTTAATGGTTTATACGATCCTGTTGTTAGATAAGTTCTATCTTTAATTTCCCAGTCTTTTTCTACACTAGGAACATCTTTTGTTTTTGCCATGATATAATATAATTAAATAATTAATAAAGGTAATAGTTACCCCTGAAATTACATCAGGGGTAAGTATTACTTAAGTGATTATACTCCAGTGAATAACACGAAGTTATTAGCACCTTGTACACATAGACATCTTTCAGATAGGAAGTTAACTTCCATAGCGTCAAGATCGCTAGTAAATGCACCACCAACAGATCCAGTCAACCAAGACTTCATACGACGATCGTCAGTTTGTGACGCTCTATATCGTACGTGCAAGAATGGACGACGGATGTTAGTACCTAGAATTTGATCATATACAGTTGAAGTACCAGCTGGAACCAACACACCTTCAATAGAGTACTTCGAGTTAGCAGCACCAGCTGCTACAGAACCACCTCTTGTAGATGCATCATTCAAATACTTCCAGTCAGTCTTATAGAAGTCATAAGAACCTCTGCGGAAACCAGAGAAGCCAAGGTTTAGTGCCATGTCTTCTGAGTTTTCAAATACACCGTAAGATGTACCACCAGTTCCATATGAGTTCTGTCCAGCTAACATATCATCGATAGTAAGAGTAGTCTCACGGTTTAAGAAAAGCATATTTTCTTCAATAGCACCTTGAGTGTCTAAGTTCTTAAGAATCAAATCAAAATCAGCCAAAGCAGCAGCAGCAGCTTGTCCAGCGAATCCAACTTCTACGTTACCACGTGATTGGATAGCAGCAAACAAACCTTCTGTACCTTTGTAACCAGCGTTAGCAGCAGAGCCAGCTCCTGTAGCAGAAGCTTTTTCACCTTCAACAACTGACATTTCTAAGTAATCTTCAAAACGTAGTCTTGTTTCAGACTCAGCTTTTAGATACCATAGATATCCTCCAGTACCATCTTCAGTAGCAACTTCGACCCAACCAACTTGAGCAGTGTCAGAACCAGAAACAACATACTTGCTTCTAATGATAATTGGTGAATTACTGAATTGAGTAAAGTTAGGATCAATACTAATGTACCCATCAGAAGCGCCAGCGCTTACAGTTGAGCTAGGAGTAGAAGAACCTTTTCCATATTCAGATCCATATACGAAGATCTTAACAGTAGTTCCTAGTGAAGCAGTTGTAGTAGCAGTGTAAGGAGCAACAGTAAGTGCACCAGAAGTTAGGTTAGATGCAGTTACTACAGCTTTAAGTTCATTACCAGCAGCATCAACGGCTACAATAGTTTGACCAACAGAAACTACGTTTGCAACGTAATCTTTAGGATCAGCAGGAGTTAACGCTACAGGAATAGTGATAGTGTTAACTTGATCGTTAGTACAGTCTGTGTAAGAAATGTGTAGACGGTTTTGCTCAGACCAAATAACTTGATCAGACGTCATAGGCATTTCAGCACCAACCATACGTAAAAATCCAGAGAGCGTACGATTTCCATATCGCTCTATTTCTTGCTCATAAATCTCAGGAAGATATTGTTGAGCGAATGTATCAGAGTCACCAGTACCAGTTCCACCATTAAATGATAGATAATTAGTATCTAGCAACTGTTGTTTTTGTGACGGAATAATGTCACCAAATATAGGACTTACAGCCATGATTATTTATTTTATTTTTTTATTGTTATTTTTTTAACTTTAAGTTTTGAAGAATCAACACCACTAATAGCTTTAACTTTTAAACCATTAACAAATACTTCACCTTGAGCTGTTTGTCTTGGTTCAGTCGAAATGTTTCTTGACTTAGCCATGACTTCTTTAACAGCGTCAGCTTTTCCTTGTTCATAGAAATGTTGAGCTAAAGTATCAGCATTTCTAGCAGCATACAAAGCTTTATGGTACCCTTGCATATCACCTATTTCACCATCTTTATTTAAGAACGTCTTAACAAAGTTATCAATATTTGATTGCGTCTCACCAACGTGCCGAGGGTTTTTAATACCGTATCTAAATTTCTTTTCACCAACTTTAAAATCAAAACCTTTGAAATCTTCGTTAAATAAACTCTTAGTTCGGTCAATAAAATTATCCCTAGTTTTTGTAATAGCTTGCTGTTCTTCACTGTATCGATTGAAAAAATCCACAGCTTTTTGTTGTTCTTGAGTTACGCCCGGTCTCAACTTGATCTCGTCGTAATATTTATCTTTCAATCCCTCTAAAAAGTTTTTGGCTTTTCCAACTTCTTCTTTAAACGCAATTTTCTTTTTGCGTATATCTTTTTCGTCGTCCAATTCTTCATCATAATCAAAGTCTTCTAATAAAAGACTTACGTCATCATGATCAAGATGCGGTCGTGTTTGTTTATAATATTCTCTTACCAACGTATTGTTATCTACATTAGAATAATCTGCATTAAGTCGAACGTAATCTTCGACTGTACCACCAGTTTCTTCCATAAATGAAACTAGCTTTTCAATATTTTCAGGTAGAACTTTTTGTTCTACAACAGCTCTTTCAACCTCTTCAATTACTTTTTCTTCAGTAGGTTTTACTTCTTCTTCTGATACTTCTTCAATAACAGAGAGAGGGGACTCTTCATTTGAGTCGGTGGTCCGTACTTCTTCAACCACTTCTTCGCTGTTGCTACCGTTTTCGGGTTGCCCGACAGTATCATCGCTTGCATCTGCGCTTTGCTCTTGAACGGCATTATCTTCGTTTTTAATTTCAACTTTAGTAACTTCAGGTACAACTTTACCTTGAGCTTCAATAGCTGTGTTAGGTATTTCAACTTTAGTTACCTCTTCTGTTTTACCTAAGTTTTTAGGTCTTTTAGGTTTGGCTTGTAGTTTAAACTCACCTTCTTGTTTTACTTCTTCTAACATAATATAATATAATTAAATAATTAAAATTTTTTTTAACGAGGTTCAAACTGTTCTAGTCCAAATCCTCCAAGCGAGTCATTACCGGCAGACTCAAAGTTTTTTGGTAATTCGTCATTTTGTCTTTGAGATATCATTTCAGACTGCTGTGTACCAATGATTCTAGCCCGCTCGTCTTTACGATTTTCAATTTCTTTTTCTTTTTCTCTTTCAACTTTAGCTCTAGCCTCAGCTAACTGAATATTGTAGTTAAACTCTTCAGCCATTAGTTGCTTTTTAATTTCAGCCTCTGTTTGCATACGTTGTATTTCAAATTGAGACTTACCTTGCTCAAGCTGAAGTTTGGTTTCTGTAAGAGCTTGTTGTTTCTGCATTTCAGCAAGAGCAGCTTGCTCGTTAGCTTGCGCGTTAGCTTGAGCTTGAGCTTGTATATTGGCTTGAGCTGCAGCTTGATCTCTTTCTTGTTTTTGCTTACGTTTTATTTTAAGCATTTGATTGGCTAACTTAATATTAGATATTTGCTCTATATCTATAATATCTTCTAAATCAACACCGCCTGACTGCAAAGCTATCTGTATATTTTTTTGTAGCATTTGCTTATCTTCTTCTTCAGGTTCTAATTCTAAGAATATACCAAACTCATGCATATTTAAATTACGCATTTGCTCCAATGTACTCGTGTTAAATGTACTAATGCTATTCATTAAAGCATTTTTAGTTAACGGAAAGTTTAGCATATCCGCAGCTCTTAAACTTATATTTTCAGCTGTTCTTACTGTTAAGTACATTAGCGATTGCAGTATATGTTTAGTAGCTGTGTTTGATGCGGCAGCTGCTAGCTTTTGCAAACCTACCAAAGCGTCTTTAGTTGGTTGGCTACCATCTCTAGCTTCGTTTAATCCCGTCACATCTCTTATCATTTGTAAATAATATTGATATGTTTGTACCAGCGCACCTATTTTAGCTTGACCATTAGATGTTTGTAGTTCTTGAATAGGTACTTTACCAGGATTAATATCACCATCAATAGTCTTAGATCTACCAACAATACTACCTGTTTGGAAGTACATGTTTAAAGCTTCTTGTGGATTATAGTTCGTACCATTACCGAGATCTACCTCTGACAAACCATCAACATCTACAAATACTCCATCTGGCACCATGCGAGCTAACACCTGTTGTATTTTTAAGTGAGTCAATTGAATCATATCAGCAAACCCAATACATTTACTAACTAAACTTTCTATTCTGCCTTTGTACATTCTAGGAGCAGATATACTGTAGTTCATTTGAACTTTAGTTTGATCACTATATGGTCTAGTCATGTTCTCAGCCAGTTCCCATTTTAACATTTTTTCGTGACCTAATATTTTAGCGCCGCTATATAAAACTTCTATAGCTCTGTGTACTCTTTCAAAATTATCATTAGCAGGTGGATTAAAATCTTCTGGCTTTTCAATAGCTTTTAAAAGACCCTGATCTGTTTGTTTTATTTTAAATACTTGATTTTGATATGTTTTGTATTCAAAATACAACACTTGTATGTTGTTATAACTATCATCTTGACCCCAATAATTTCTTGTATAATTAGAATCACCTGGATATTTTTGTATTTCTTCTAAATCAGAATCTGTTAAATAAGGAAATTGCTTTTTAAGCTCTTCAAGACTTACGCTTTTAACTTCACCAACGTAATATATGTCTTCAAAATTAGGATCTTCTGTATAAGAATAAACAAGATTAGCAGGGTCTACATAATCTATAGTAACACCGTTTGCTAAATTAAAATTTGTTTTAACACAAGATATACCTAGCACTACTAAATCGTATGCTAATCTTTTTTTAGTCTCTTCGTATTTGTTATAATCAAATACATTGCTTATTAATTCTTCTTCTGCTATTTCTATAGCCTGCTTATAACTAAGCTGCATATGTAGTTCTAACTCTTCTTTGCTTTGGGGTAATTGCTCTGATGGTATATTAGTTCTAGAAACATCTATACCTAAATTTTGTTGGGCTTGAGTTATTAAGTCTCTAGAAAATGCATCTTCAGCTATACCTTTGGCGTGCTCTGTTCTCTGTGAAACAGCATATGGATCAGTAGCAAAAGATTTAATTTCATAACCTTTATCGGTCATTCCATTTACAACTATATCTACAAACTTAGATAATACAGCTACAGGTTTCCAGTCTAAATTAAGATAAGACAAATCACCATTAACTGAGAATTCGTCTTTATATTTAGCTACAGACTGTTCGCCTCTAGCGTATAATTTTAATCTATGAAAATCTTGCCAGTTGTTACCAAAGCGACCACCAGCGCCTAAGCCACGATCACCTCTAAACCATTCATTTTCAATAGCCCTACCTACTTGATAACCGTAGTCCAAAGTATCTTTTTCTGCGTCTGGTACTACCTGACTAGGAAAAGAACTATTTACATTAGTATAAACCATTTATTGTATTATTTTTGAAATGTAACCTGTGTTATCATATTTTTTAAACGATATGTTAACTGTATCTCTTTGTTGAATATTTACTGGTGTGTATTTGTTTTTATTACATGCCATTATGGCTAAGCCAGAACTAATTGTTGCATCAAATTTTGTTCTATTGTTTATATTAAACTTTGCCCAGTCTTCTAATGTTCTTTGAAAATACATATCACTATATCCATTTTCTTTTAAGCCCACGTAATTTTCTATGTATGATTCTATAGCAGCAGCGTGAGCTTGCTTAATATCTTCGCTTGAGTTAGGTATACCACCTATTTCTCTTTCTGCAACAGACAGTTTATTATATATTTTGTCTGGTCTGTTCATTGAAAATTTTCTATAACCTCTACGTTTTAAATAATACAATAGTCGAGGTTTGTTATTCTCCGCAAGTATAGGCATGCCATAAAAATGCAATGCCATTAAAACATCTTCAAAGAATATTTCAGCTGTTGGGGGTCTTGATATATATTCTAAAAAGAACATATTAAAAGGAGCCTGCTCCATGCTGAATTTTGTTAAACCATGTAAAGATCCTTTAGATCCTCTGTTATCTACAGTTCCTGATATATCGTAACTGTCACAACCAAAAGCCCCAACGTGATCATTACCCGGAAACTTCACTCCATTTTTTATTATCACACGATTCTGAAGATTTGCAGGTGGAATCCAAGAAACTAAAAATCTACCATTGTTATCTGGTACAAAATTTACAGT